CCCTCAGCGGGGATCTAGCTACACTCGATCTGAGTGAAGCTTCCGATCGTGTCTCGAATCAGCATGTACTGGCGATGCTTGATGGATATCCTCATTTGCTTGAGGCCGTCCAATCAGCACGTTCCAGGAAGGCTGATGTGCCTGGCCATGGCGTTATTCGCCTTGCCAAGTTCGCATCTATGGGCTCAGCTCTCTGCTTTCCCTTTGAGGCGATGGTCTTCTTGACCCTCATCTTCTTGGGGATTGAAAGGGAGCTAAGTGCTCCGCTTCGTCGAAGAGATCTTATCAAGATCTTTTCGAAGCAGGTGCGTGTCTTTGGTGACGATTTGATCGTCCCCAGAGACTATGTGCTGTCCGTCGTTGACGAACTACATACTTTTGGGTATGTAGTAAATGTCAGCAAGTCTTACTGGACCGGAAGGTTCAGGGAGTCTTGCGGAAGGGAGTACTATGATGGACATGACGTTTCAATCGTCAAGGTCCGTCAAGTTCTTCCAACACGACGGCAGGATGTTAGTGGTGTAATTTCAGCGGTTTCTATGAGAAATCAGCTCTATTGGGCTGGTCTCTGGAAATCTGCTGACTGGATGGATGGTTACCTTAGGAATCTCCTAAAGGAGTTTCCGAACGTAGCACCAACCTCACCACTGTTGGGCAGGGAGTCAGTCCTCGGATACCAATTCGATGGACTGGATCCATACACGCACAGCCCCCTAACTAAGGGCTATTATGTGCATGCCAAACCTCCTCTAGATCATCTAGAAGGGGATGGTGCCCTGCTCAAGTGTCTCTTGCGTCTGGGTTCAAAGGCACCCCAGCTCGGTCTTCCGAGCCAGGACCCTTTGCCAGCGCAATTCGACGTTGCGAACGTTGATGATGAGCACTTGGAACGTTCTGGACGTCCCGAAGCCGTCAACATCAAGCTCGGGAAGCGCTCTCCGTTTTAGAACGGAGAGGGGCCTTAGGGCCTGTGGGAGATGTGAAAACATCCCCGTCGCTTCGGACCCAGGATATTAGTCTGAGTCCCTAGCGGTTGAGAG